ATGTTTCTCTTCCTTTTGGTGTGATTAACGTTTGCGTGCCTTTCCATGATGAAGATTGGTTATAACATTCTTTTAACTCAAATAAACCGTCATTATTTTGTGCATAAGGCATTAATTTTCCTTTTTTATCTCTGTATAGATATTTCTTGTCAATTAGAAATTGAATGAATTCACGTTCTTTCACTTTCAATTCCTTTGCAGTTTCACGAATGCTTGTTAATAGGTTACGATCCACAAGTTCATCAAAATAATCTGCTTTAGGTTGCATAATTTGATTATCAACAGTTAATTTTGAATTTTTTAATTCAAGTTCTTTTCTTCTCTGTTGCTCTTCTTTTAATTCTGTTGCTAATTTGATTAAGAAGTCCGGATTTGTCAATGCTTGTTCTAAAGTCTGTTCGTTCATGTATGCACCATGTTTGCGGATTGTTGGTAAAATTGTACCTGTTACATATTCTGTAAACTTTTCAGCTTCTTCTTTTCGTGATTGGAATATCACTTTATATAAATTGCTTTCATTGACAAAGTTCATATTTACTTTTTGTATAGCAGGTGTTCCATCAGCTTTAAAACCAGTTTGCACCCCTACCTCATTAGTAATTACCCCGCCTTGATTTAAACGTGTTTTTAATTGACTTGTATTACCTATATCTAAAATAGTACATACATCTTTCAAACAAAACCATGTTTCATCATTCTTTTCTAATACTCTTACTTCTTTATTATTAAAATTAAATACTTGTAAATTATTCATTTCATTTTCCTCACTTTCTAAAATCTAATACATAGAAATAAATCAGTTGATAAATACAGTTTAAAACATTTGTATCATGTACTTCTTTCAATGATACTTCGGTTTTTTCTTTTAACATTTCTTCCTGAATAGTGTTTTTTGGCATATAAAAAGCCTCCTTTTTCCATTGTTTAAAGTAGGCACTTGTAGTATAATAAAAGTGCCTAGAGTGGGCATAACCATTTGCAAAGTTTGGTCGCGGAGCAAATGGTTATTTTTTTTCGCCCTGTAATTCTTCATAGACTTTTTGAACACCTAATACCAATACTTCTGTGATTGTTTTGCCAGTATGCTTGCAGCAATACTCTAGAATCTCAACCTCTTTATCGGTCATACGCAATCGCTTAATATTGTTTCTAGGGTTTCCTTTGTCTTTAACAGGTCGCCCTGTTCTTGTCAAACAATTCACCTCTTTTCTGTAACTACATAAGTAGTATAATATATGTAGCCACAGAAATCAAGAGGGAATTGGAAATTTATTGATTTTTTTATAAAATAACCCTAACCATTAAGGCTAGGGTTTTATATTAGAATAATTTATTTACTTCTTTTTGAACTTCGTTTGGATCATATCCAGCTTGTTTTAATCTACTTACTCTAGTAGAACCTGTTCCCCAATTAGTCCATCTGCTATCTGAACAAGTACCGTAATAAATTTCTTTAGCAATTTCTTTAGCTGTTTTCTTAGGTTTAGCAGATGTTTTTTTATTGTCTGATGGATTGATCCATGCACCGGCTTCGCCTTTATTCTTGCTAATGTTAATCATGCCATTTGCTTTTTTATAAACATAGTAAGAACCGGCTTTGTATTTACCAACAGAATCAGTTCTACTTTTAGCATTGTCAGCATTCATATATGTTTTGCAATCAACAACTAATGTGTATTTTTCTGCACTAGGTTTAGATGGTTGAGTTGTTGTTGAAGGTGCAATATATTTAACACCATAATAATTACAGATACCTTTAACGATTGCTTCCGCAATTTTTTTAGTATGGCTAATAATCCATTTAGCTTCTGTAACATTATCATGGAAAGCAACTTCAATATAGCAACAAGGGGCATTTGTATCAGTGATTTCATAGAAATTAGCTGATGTAATGCTATCACTTGTCCCTGGTGTAATAGGGGCTAAAGTATTCATTACAGCCTTGCAGATTTTATATCCTGCACCACTTGCATCAAAACTAAATAATCTAGTGCCTTGTACTTTTCCGTTAGCAGCGTTTGTATGAATAGGAATATGTACATCAGCACCCCATTTATTACTTTCGGACACCCTAGAGTACATAGTGCCATTTGTGTTTGTTTTAGCTTCAAAACCACAACGTTTCAAAGCCTTAACGGTTGCTAACGCAATCTTATTGCATTGTGCTTGTTCATTTGTATTTCCATAAGCATATTCGTTTTCATGTTGGCTTGATGGACTGATATAAATTTTTGTCATACTAGTTTTCCTCTCTTTCATCTAATGGCATTTCATCAGTCATTGTGTATAAAAAGTTTTCTATCTTTTCTTTTAACTTTGTCGGAATGGGTAATCCAATCAGGATCATATTCTTTAAAATGCTGATAATCTCATAAGCAATAAACAAGATACCAAAAAACTCTGTCATGCCTACTTTGGTAAGATTGATAGCTTCTAGCCATTCTTTTGGTAAAAATACAACCAAATTGATATGAATAACTAAATCAGCCACATATAACAAAATCATTGCTATAATCATACCAACTTTGCGAATACCACCATCAATGCCAAAACTTGAGTTAAAACCATGTTCCTTTAATGAGCGAAGCACACCGAATACTGTATCTCCCATAATTGCGAGTGCTACGATTTTTACAATCGGACTTACGTCCACAAAAACATTTACTAATTTTTCCATTTTCTTTTCCCTTTCTTTTTTTGTATTTAAAAAGACACCCATAAAATGAGTGTCTATTTAACTAAATTTAAATTTTTGATTATTTCCAAATACCACCGACCCGATATATACTTGCTATGCTTTTTTTATCCAAGCACCATTCTCTTTTTTATGCACACTTTTAATTTTTTTGAAATCGCCATTAGCCTTTAAGGAAGCCTTTCCTAATTTTTGATGACCATCAACTTTGATATAAAATTTAAGCTGTTCTGATAATGTTGTAAAAATTACTGTTGCACTAGGGCTTACTGTTCCGTAGTTGTCAATCATTTGAACTTCTATGTTATAGGTTGTTTCTTCGCCTAAATTAGTAATTGTATAGGTTGTTTTATTCCCTATATCAATCCAACTTCCACCATTCAAACGATACCTATAAGAGCCACTTGAAGCGCCTTCACCTAATTTGAAGCCACTAATTGTGATAGTCGCTTGATTGGTTGTTATTTCGCTCACATCAACTTTCCCTTTTGTAGGTGCTGATGGTTTTGGTGTTGTTGCACTATTGGTTAAAATAGAAGAATATTGATTGTAGTAATCTCTAAGCCTAACTTCAAACTTATATAATGTATTAGGACTACAATTTAATGTTGCCGATGATGTGCTTGTACTTTGCCAATCGCCACCATTAACACGATATTCATAAGCGCCATAAAGATTGCTTGGGTGTCCTGTTCCATAAGCCCCACTCCATGTGTATATCTGTTGATTATAGATATTGGAAGTCAGTTTTAAATCTCGAATAGTAGGTAAACTAGGTTTTTGAGTTGTTGTTGTAAGCGCATATACAGGTGCCCACAGTTCGTTATAATCACGCCTACACTGTACCTCAATTTTATATGACGTATTTGGTAACAGACCACTGAAAACTTTAGTCATTGTGCCACCGCCTGTTACTTGCAAGGCTGATGACGTAGCAAATTCAATCCAACTTCCGCCGTTGATACGGTATCTTCCTAAAGATGAGTAAACACTACTTTCGATGTTCAATGTAATGCTAGAAAAAGTAACTGAATTGGTCGAAAGTGTAGTAGTACCTGTACCTCTGTCTATCTTAGGGAGCAAACTTGTTATGTCTTTTGTGTACCACCCTGTCGGAACTGGTCCCGTTACACCGCTAGGCTTACAATAGACGTGAAGATAATAAGTTCCACCAGCTACACCGCTTGAATTAGCGTGTATCTCTCTTCCGACGTCTTTAAGGTTATAACTTACTGATGATGTATTTTTTAAGTTTACACTAGTCGTACCAGTTACACGAGTTTCGGTAATAACCCCCATGCCGATAGGACAATCTTCGTCATAGAACCATTGACTAGCTACCTTTCTAATTCTCCACTGACACGCAGAATACCAAATTAAATTGTTAATAGGGTCAATACGATGACGCCATTGAACATCTAAGGCATAAGACCCGTTGTTCCATATTTTTGTCCATATATAATTGCTCCACGGTCTATATGCCATAACTAATCACTCTCTATCTGTATATAAATGTCCCCATCTACACCCATATCATTTGATGGAATCATTGTTCCGAACAAAATTTTATTTTGCTTTTCATTAAGCATAGTATTTGTTTGCGTCTGTGTATAAACATCTAGCTTTTTTGCATACGTTTGATCTAAATCAGATATCTCTTTTTTAATATTTCTGATTTGTTCTTGTTGCTCTTTATCATTTTCTATACATTGATCAGCCTTACTTAAAGCTTCATTAACACTCTCAACAACAGTATCAATAAGCTGTTTGACTAAATTGGTTACAGCCGCTTCCCATATCTCTATTTTTGGTAATTCAATATCACCTAAAGGCGCATTTGTTACCCTTGCAGTTATAGGTGCTGTTACTTCTTTATGGGCAGAATTAGCAGGGTCTAGTAAACCTACCGCTATAGCAATAATTCCATTATTTAAAAACGCTTCTGCAGGCAAATACATTGTTGATGTTGTCATATCATACTCTATAGGTAAAGACTGATAGCAACCTACATTGCTATACCACCCAATCGTTGGCAAAATAAGATAATCTTGATACGTTTCTTGATCGTTGTTGAATTTCACCGGCACATATGATGAACCTTGCGACGGTATTACACCATTAGAAATAGTCAATGTTAAATTTTGTCTTGTTATTTCAAGCACTTTTCATCACCCCTCAAACCCTGCTGTTCTATCTGTAAAGTTGATAACATATTTTGGCAAACCTGTTTTTTCCGTTGGAGTAAATGCAATAATATCTTTTTCAATACCATTGACTGAATATTCCGGTAATGTGATGCTTACCCCGAAATTCTTAGAACCGTTTAGAAATTCTACAACACCCGTATATATATCATCTGAAAAAACACTATCTGATGATACACTAGAACCTGTAATGACAGTGCTAGATGATATTGTCCTTCCCGTTGTAGTGTTACGGAAAGAAGATGCAACTTCTATTTGACTATCCTCATAATGTATTCTAACTGTATCTTCAATTTGAACAGTAACACTCTGACTGCCACCTAACAATTGCCTTATCAATAAGTTGTCAGCCATATTTACTGCTCCATCTTGGTTAATATCAAGATTCTTTTTCTCATCATCTGTTAGTTCAGTGTTCCCTAAAATATATTGCTTTAATTTTTCGGCATCATTTTGTGTATAAGTCTTCTCTCTGTTTCTTTGCGAAAAAATTTGTGATCCTTTTATCGTAGCCCCTTCAATAGTTCCACCTTGAATAGTGCTTCCGGTAATTATTCCAACAAATGTTCCATCTCTCATTCTTAATTCGCCTGTATCTAAATTCAGATAGAATTTTCCTTCTCTATCTGTCAAGATTCCGGCAATGATATAATCAGCAATAATACTTTTGAAGTTGATAGCTGTTCCCCACTGCCAATCGGTATTTGTTGGATTGCGTTCCTTAGATATTTGAATTCCTTGAGTACCAATACATAAAGCTCCAAATGTTGGGCTATTGCTGTCTAAATCCTCAAATAGAATAGCTCTGACATCTTGTCTTTGTGCAATATTTTTTTGCGCTCTTAAGGAAGTTGTCAAAAGGTTAATAACACCTGCCACACGCTTGGCCATGATTGTATTGTTTGATGTATCAAGGACTTTTACTATAGCATTAGTAATAGATGATGTTTCATTAAAATAATTGGCTTCAAAATCGCCTAATTTTAAAACAATAACCTCTCGTGTCAGACAATCATAGGTCATTTCAACTACCCTAGCTGTCGTTTCTATATTAAGCTTTCTATTTTTGACATGGACACTATCCCCTAAATTAACCGTAGTTAATAGCTGATAGTTTTTATATAGGTCTGTTTTAGACAAATCCACCATATCAACCTCATAAGCGATATTAGGTAAATCAACTCCTGATTCAAATTCTTCTTTCGCCCTTTTCCTTAAAGCGGTATATAATTGTTCTAAACTAGCACAAACAATAACACCATTCTCTATATCGGTTTCATTTGAATCTTCTTTTAATTTAATATCCTGATATTCAATTACCTTTTGATAAATAATAGGATATTTATTGATGTTTGGACTGTCCACTGTTTCATGATTAGGCAAAACATATCCATTAAAAGCTTTAGGAATGATTCTAGTTACGACATTCGACATATCTACTTTTTCAGATACACCCATTAAATTAAAACCAAATTCAGCTCTTAACCCATTATCAAATCCTAATCTATCATTTACAATAATCTCAAAGTTGTTATAGGCTATTTCTCCACCCCAACGTTTGATGAAACTGTTATCATCGCCACCGTTTAAAGCTTCAATAAAGTTTTTTTGTTCATAATATGCTGTGGACACTTTTGAAATATTTGATGAAGCTCTGTATTTTGGATTTGATTGTAGCATTTGATTTAAGGCTGTTTTCCCTGTAACATTTGTCGGCCTTGTATTCCAAATAAAACAATCGTTTTTTGCGTCCATGAAAATTGGATAAGCTGTTACAATAACACCATCATCCGATTTATCACAATCAACAATTCTATATAATTGATTATTTCCATACGGTGTAGGTGCTGAAATAACGGCTCCCACTCCTAACATACTGATATTTTCGTCTATAGGGTTTTCCAATTCCAAGTACCATGCCCCATTCAGTATAAAACTTGCTTCGCATTTTGTCGGATTCAAGATTGCATCGCCATTCATATTAAAACGGTTATTTGAACTTTGATATATCTGTATCATCATACACACCTCCAATTTGGGATAATTTTCAGGCTTATGTCTTCCCCTTCAAGCGTTATTTCATTTTTACCATGCACTAACCCTAATAAATCATAATCGCCTTTAATCGCTGTATTTTGAGGTGTTCCATCTTCTTTATAAGATAATCTTCTTACTGTATCAATAATCAATGATTGTCCAACATTGGCAGTACATACATGGCCATTGATATTTAATGTCGCCATTCCTTCGCCCTTCAAAATATAAATAGGTTCAGTGTTGTTGTAAGGATTGTACAGAACGTTCTTATAGTCGTATGGAACGCCTCCTACCGTTAAATATTGATATGCCTCTAATGTTAGCGATATTTCAAACTCTCCACTTTCGATAACTGTTCTTTCATTATCTGAAAGTTCTATTTTCTTAATAATAAAATAAAAATCAGGATTATCGCTTAACCCTAATTTCCTCATTTTTCCATTATTTTCAAATAACCATCTTTTAATATCTCGCCATCTTTGATGCCAATTATCAGGGTGAGTGATATAGTTGCATTCTATCGAAACTATCATATCATCGTATGTTTCTAAATCTTTATAAAGTTTTCCATTCCTTCCGGGAATATCATACTCTTTATAATTACGAACAGGTGCAGGCATTTTTGGTCTTCTTGTTACGACAATTCCTTTACTCTCACAGTTGATATCGTCTATTGTAAAATAATACATATATTAACCTCCCTGAAATGCCAAATAATGACTTTGATTTTTGGTAATTCTTCTAGTAACATTATTGTAGATTGGCTTTCCATCTAAATCTACTTTAACAGGAACTTCAACAGTAACAGTTCCTTGATAATTTAAAGTCTTTGTTACTTGAGCGTCCATATCCGGTAAAATGGTTGACGTCATATCATTAACTAATGATTTCATCGGTGCAAGAGCCATCTTTGCATTTTCGATAATCCCTTCCCCCATACCTGCTACTAAGTTTTTACCAATATAATCTCTCATAACAGTTGAAGGTGAATGGATTCCAAAGAAGCTGCCTATACCACCTAATATATCTCCTGCCCAACCGGTGATTTTATCCCATAGCCAACCTCCCATTTGGGAAATTCCGTTCCATAAACCTTTAACCAAGTCAACACCGATATCTAATATTTTCCCCGGCAACCCGACTAATCCATTCACAACTGAATCCAATAGTTTTTTGGCTGCATCTGATCCTGCAGAAAATAATTTACCGCCCCAAGAAACAACGTTTGAAACCACCTTTGTCAACGTATTCCAAATTTTTCCCGGAAGCTCTGCAAACCAATTGATGATATCGGAAATTATTTGAGGAATTGTTTTGAATAAAAACTCACCAATTTTATTAAAAGCATTAACAAAAATATCCTTTACTGCTGATAAAATTTCCATCGTTTTAGAAAACAGCTCTCCCAAAATATGTCCTACAAAATTCAAAATATTTCCTAGAATTTCAGGAATTTTGACAAAAAGAAAATCTCCAATATCATTTATAATTTGTTTAACAGCTTCTACTAGTCCCGAAATCACCTCATTAACCGCATCTCTGAACCACTCACATTTGTTATACAATGCAATGATAATTGCAATAATTGCTGCAATGCCAGCTATAATCGGATGAGCCATAATTAAATTAAATGCACCAATCAATGCCGATTTAATTGCACCGGCAACTGCTGCTATTGCGGTTTTTAATGGAGTGAATATAGGTGCTAATTTAGAAATATAAGGTAGTAGCGTTGATACAACAGTTACTATTTTACTAAGTATAGAAAAAAACGGCGATAATGCCGCTACTACTGCTAAAAATATTAAAATGACACTTTGAAGCTTCGATGATAAAGATGTAAACCACTGCACTAAGTCCGTTACCGCTTCAATAAGTTCATTAACAATAGGCAACATTACGTCTGCCAATTGCCCCATTGCTTCTTGCATTTCCAATGAGGCTTCTTTATTTTTTATCAATTCCTCATTGTTTTCTTTCCACAATTCATAAGTTTGTGTCAATCCATTTTCGGACAATACTTTTAATGCTAGCGATTGTCTTTCTGCTTCCGTTGAGCAGCTTTCCATCTGCTCCGAAAAGTTTTCTGCTCCATAACCTAATCGATCTAGCAGCTCTGCAAACTGTCCGGTTGCCTCACCACTAGCAATTGTTTCTTGTAATGAATCTGCCAAAGACTCAATTTTCAACGTATCAGGAAATCTAAGGGCCGCTCCACTCAAGCCTTCTACAGCTTTTTGTAAATTTGATTCTGTGAAACCAGCTTGCAAAAGATTAGATATCGCTTCAATAGATGAATCGGTTTCTCCTGATACATTATTAAACTCTTTAAATGCCGCACGAGCTATATCAATTCCTACTCCCGCTTCTTGAGCATTAAGATCTAACTTAGACAAATCCTCTCTTAGCTCTTGCGTGGTCGGAACTGTTGCAACCATTGTGCCTAACAGTCCTCCGGCGGCCGCAGATAATCCTTTCGTCTTATCAGCCGCCTTCTCCATGCCATCGCCAAGTGTTTTCATGCTCTTTTGCATTTTTTGAACAGAGATACATGCATCATCTTGATTTTTCTTTAATTTTTTTAACGAGTTTTCTGTCAATGCGATTTGTCTTTCTAATTCGATATAATTCTCACCATCTATATCCTTACCACTGTCGATAAACTCTTCTTGTGCTTTTTTCAATAAATCTAATTTATTTTCTGTTTTTTCAATCACTTCTGCAAGCAATCTTTGCTTTTGTGCAAGTAAATCTGTATTTGTCGGGTCAAGCTTTAAAGCTTGATCCACCGCTCTTAATTTAGACTGCAAATTGCTGACTTCTTCGTTAGGACGCTTTAGCGCATTTGAAAGCTCGGTTGTATTACCGCCAATCTCAATTGTAATGCCTTGTATCTTACTTTTTTTCATCCAACCACCTCGCTAAAATCTATCATAATCTGCCTGTGTTGCATTTCTTACAGATGTTTTCCCATCGTTATCATTCGATACAGCTACATTGTTCCACGTTGTAATGATATCTAATATTTGTCCTAATTCCATATCGTCAATATCACTCAATGTTAGACCGATTTTAAAGCAAGCAATCAGTATCCTTTCGTATGTTGTTTCTTCTTGCGAGGTTGATGATTGTTTTTTTTTGGTTTTACAATTGTTTTACTAGAAATATCTAACAATTCTGAAATTTCCTGCATTGCATACATAACATCAAACATACCATCGAATTGTTCAAGCCATTCATCTATCGGTGGAATGTTTGGGTCAGCTTTGTGCGCTAATGTCCACGCAATACATTCAAATACCTCTGTGCTTTCTATTGTTTTTGTTTTCATCTGATTTTTCAGTTTAAATAAATCCGACAGGAAATCCCTTTGGAAATACTTTCTATATTCCCTCATGGTGCCACCATTGGCTTCCATTAAAATAGATTTTCCGGAAATTGTGATAACTTTTTTCATACTTGTAACCCCCTATACGCTTTTCTTTGTTGGCACTGTTGGTGCATCAGTAAAAAATGTTTCATAATTTGAAGCCGATGCCGGCACCTTGGCACGTACAATATTTCCAAACTCAGTTTTTAAAGGAACCGAAGTAAATGGAATAGTTGAAGTATCCGGTTCAGTTGTATCCTCTTGCGTTTTCCCCTCTAAAGACGGACGACTAAACCTCATGTTATAAATAATATATTTAGTGGCGTTAATATCCCCTTCAAATTGAAACATCATGTATGCCATCTTTTGTGATACATTGGCCGTTTCTACAACCATGCCTTCCTGTGATTCAATTGATCCTAAGAATTTTGTTTCAAACCAGCTAGGTACAATCGCCATCTCAATTTCGCCTGTATAACCGTTATTTGAGTTAGTCACATAATAGGCGATGTTATCCGCATAAAAAATAGATTGTTCTCCCTCTGGATCTAAAGTTAAATTAACCGCTCCGGGATATGGTTCCGGTTCAGTAAAAGTTATTGTTGCATTTTCGCCTGTTTGAACCAAACCTACATGTACATTTGAAAGACCATATCTTACTTTGTTTTGTTCTGTCATTTTTATCCTCCTATTTTCTTTTTCAATTGATTTGGAAATTCTTTAATCACATAGTCTTCGGCAGGCGCAAAATGCGGTTGCGCTTTGGTTCTTCCACCTTTAACTAATGCGTGTCCTCTTTCCAATAAATGTGTTAAACGATGCTCTCCTCCGCTTGCATAGATAACATTTCTTTTTTCGGTCAGACTTTCATAAAGAGTTATTTTCTTAATCGATTTCTTATATTTACCGCTGTTCTTTTTTCTTTTGTTTACGGGAGCTAGTTTCTTTACAATTTTATAACTTCCTTGTGTTACCTCATCCACTACTTCTTTAGTTTCAGATGATACATCCTCCACATAGTCATTTAAAATGCTTTGAATCTCTTTGGTCAGTTGATTGACCTTTATTTTTTTTGACATCCTAACTCACCTCATAAACTGTCATGAAAATTTTTTCATCATCAAGCCAACTTTGCGATACCTTATCCCATATAATGCCGTTTTCAGACATATATTTTTCTAATGCCTTTTCTTCTGACAAGGTATTTTGACGCGTGTAAAGCTCAATTTCGACTTCATCGACATTCAAATAAACACTGTTATCAGCTTTAAAATTGTTTGTGCTTGGCACCGTGTAAACCATAAAAGGCGGTGTCATCGGTTTTGAAAAATGACTAAATTCAAAAGGTATTTTATAATCACTCAAAATCTGAACCATCTGATCTATTGTCATTGTATAAAATGTCAGTCCTTTCTAACGTCAAATAAATGCAAGGCGGTGCAGTATCGAATTTTGGTTGATAAAAAGTAATTTTAAATAAATTGACTTTTCCCGTTCTGAAATCCTTTAATTCAATCAAATCATTTCGATTGATTAAATCGTTAAATGGTACAGAAATCAGCCTTTCCACCTTACTTCCAGCAATTTGTGCCTCGAAAAAACGGGATACTCCGATTGTTCGATTACCAAATCTAATGCCTTTGTAAAGCGTTGAAAGAATAACTCCGTCATTTGCTTCAAGAACATTGATAATGCCATCGGCAAACACTTCATTCATCGCTTTGTTTTTGGTTTTCAACATACTTCATCACACTCGCTTTGTTAATAAAGGCAATAATCATGCTTTTATAATTATTTTCAAATTCGTCCAACACACCGCTATTTTCGTACGCAACACGATTTAAAAGAAGGGTTTGCGCCCTTCCTTCTTTCGTGTAGTCATTCTTAATGCCACTTTTTTCATCTAAATATGCAATAGTGTTTTTAATGAATGTCTTAAGTTTTTGCTCTGTTTCTTCATCAACCCATGTGTATCCTAAATAATTTTTTACTAATTTAAGTAGTTCTTTTTCCATTGATAGCACCTCGCCTTAGGCAGTTGCCTCCGGTTTTGTTGTAACAGTTCCTTCAACCTCTTCTACAACCACTTTAACAGTATGTGGTTTTAAATTGGTAATATCTAAATATTGAAAAGCATTATTATCCATTGGCATACCATTTGCATATAACTTAATTTTATAAACACGATTATCCTCTACGAATTGATATTCATCTGAATATTCGATGCGCCCATCTTTAGAGGACATACCAATTCCCGTAAAGTAACGATACCCTAATCCTAATACCGCTTTGTTTTGAGCAACTGCAGGAGATTGAATTACTTTAATTGGATATGGAAACACGTCATTTCTATATGTTCCATCAGCGGCCATGACTGTAGTTGCAGGGAAAATTTTGGTGAAATAATCTTGTGGATTAACAATCATCATTACGCTGCGAATAACACGTGGCTTGTTGTTCTCATCTACTGCTAAGTTGCCAATCAATCCACCTAATGTTACCGGATCGAATTTAGTTACCGGAATTTCAGTTTTTGCGACATATGACACAACATTATTTGATACAGTACCTTTACTCAAATCCGCAATCATACCGATTGGCCCTGTATCTGAACCTAAATTGTTAATGATACCATCTTCTAACCCATTGGCCAACGCATCATATAACACTTGTCGAACATAACTGTCTAGCCATTGAGGTCCTAAATCTAACATAGCCTCGCATACAGGAATAAATGTTGCAAGCTTTAGTAAAGTCATGTCAATTTCTTTCCAACCCGAAGATAACTCTTTTTTTATTTCATCGCACAGTTTTCCCCACACAGCTTTTTGATAGCCATTAGTATTTGTCAAGAATTTAATCATGCCGTGAGTGTTTTGGAAATTGATATTTTCTAATAATGGGTGTTGATATTGCAACTCATCAAAAACATTATCAATAACTGTTTCAGGCATAACAACATCTAAGTTTGACAAAGCCTGTTTGGGATCAGACGATTTAAACGCCTCTTTGATTTTCTCATAATATTGTGTTTCTTGTGATGTTAAAACCCTAACACCTC